GGTTGAGTACTATCGCCAAATCCCTGCCGCTTATGGTTGTGCTCGCCACAAATCCGCTCTGGTTGTCGGTCTTAATTAGGTTGCGCAACTTGTCAAGCGGTGCGATAACTTCTGGGTTGGTTGAGGCCCCGGGGTACTCACCCATCAAACCCAAGGTCGGGCCGCTCACAATTCCGCCCTCTGCAAACGCTGTTGGCTGTGGCCCTTTGTTAAGCATGTTTGTAATTACAACCGAGCCCGCAATCAAAGCAACCCCCGCAGCAGCTGCAGCTATCGGGTTTTTAATTAGCAACTCCTTAAACGCTTTGGACGCCGTCGCCGTTGCAATCAATGCCTGCCCGAATGATTTCATAAAACCAGCCACCGCAGTTAGCAATCGCTTGCCGAATGTTTCAAAGGTATCAATTTGGCCTGTAAGCAAATCGCCTAGCATTGTGCCAAAATCCTGCAGTCCTTGGGCGGTCAAACTATTAAACGCCTGATTGATTCCCTCCATAGATTTCGCGAAACGCTCTTCGTACTCTTCTTGCTTTGCGATTTGGTTTTGCATCGCATAGTCGATTTGAGTAAAAGTGTGCTCAAGTTTCTGAGGGGTTTTAATATCAATGGGCGCAACGTCAACGGTCTTAATGCCTTGGCGTGTGCCACTGGCTGCCGTTTGAACCTCTGTCGCTTTTAATTCGTTTGCGGTTTTCTCTGCCTCCGCTAATAGTGCCGCTTGGTTTGCTTTAAAATTCTTTAAATTGACTGCACGCTGACGAGCAATCATGTCGTTTTTTTCAATCTCTAAAGCAACGACCTTGCCCTGATATTCTTGGTTTATTTCGTAGCGTAGATCTGCCTCAAGTTGCGTATACTTTCTAGAAATCTCGGCTATCTTTTTAGCGTCGCCATCCGCAAGATACATTTCCTCACGTCGCTGCGCTGACAATCTATCCAGTGCCTCCTTGCCGTACTGCACGTATATGGCCTTCTGCTTGTCTAAGCTGGCTTTCTTTATATTGTAGATTTCCTGCTCGCTCTTACCCTCTGCCTTGGCTCTACTTACTGCCAACTCAAGGGCTCGCTCTTCTGCTTTAATTCTGCGCTGGCCTAATGTAAGCCCACGCTCTTGCTGTTGCTCTAGTAGTGCCAGTCGTTCCTTTGCCTCGTCGATTGCCGCAGCGCTCTTCTGAAACAAAGTAATCACCAAGCCAATAGCAACCACCACAGCACCTGCACCCGTAGCAATCAAAGCCACAGAGTAGGCACGGGCTGCTAGCGTAGCCTGCCCCATTACAAACGCCTGTACTTCAGTAGCCGCCGACAAAATTCCCTGAGCTACTGCGCTCTCCTGTTGCAGCGCTGCCTGTATTGCAGTCACGCCATTAACCAAAGCAATAGCCCCCTGCAATTTTACCATCACTTTCTGGAGGTCTTCGCTTTGCAATCCAGTCATGGCAAGCGCTCCCTCAACTGCCCCAAATGCGCCTGCTACCGCATTAACCCCACCGAGCACCGCATCCAAACGCCGCGTATCGCTGGCAAAGTATGACACCTCAGCCCGAGCATCTCCAATGCTATCCTTAATTCTACCCGCCTGCTTAATGATGTCGTTGGCAGCTTGTGCAAACTCTGGCCCCAAAGCCCTTGCCTCCATGGCTAGATTTGTCAACTGCCTAACAGTTCCCGCCGTGGGGTTTTTGGTGGCAATGTTGCTGAGCTTGTCCTGTATGTCCTTTGCGCTTTTAGCAACGTCGGCACTCATTTGGTTGCCGCTCTTTTGGATTACTGCTATCGCATCGTCGAAACCTTTTTTCAGTTTCTCAATGTCTGCGCCAATTACTATGTTTAACGACCTTGCCATTATCTGATGTAGTTAATAATGAAGTCCTGTGATACCTGATAAATGCCAGAGAATCCCGCCTCGTCGTCTGTAAGTTGCAACTCACTATCGAACTCAATAGTTTGGCACTTGACGCCGTTAAACGTTCCCGGCAATGTAGCCGCCTCAAACGCCGCCCGAACTTGCTCAGCGACCGCCGTAGCGCTTGCGAAGGTTGTGCCAAAACTATTAACCTGCACACGTGCAAAGTCAGTACGTGAGTGGCTTGTGTTTGTCGGGCTTGCAACAACGCTAACAAGGTTGTAACTGATTGCAGGGAATGCGCTTTCTTGTGGAATCCGCAAAGGGTTTAAGCGTGTACTAACCAAGGATGTGAGGCCCGCGTAGTTGCTTAAAATGTTATATACTATTTTTATAGGGGCGCTCATGCTTTGGCGTCGGGTGTTAATTTATCAAAGACATGCGAATATAACTTAACGGCGTCCTCTATGCTAATATAGTCGGACTCCTCCCATGGAAATGTTAACAGCCTTTTCGGCTCGATTGGCTTTTTTAAGTGGGGCGCCATACTGGTAGCAACTGCCCAGCGGGTAATTTCCCATTGGTTTTTGTACTGCTGTTGCTGCGCCTCCCTCATGCCGTCAAGTTTCAGCCGCCAAAATCGTGGCGTGCATTTCCAAAACTCGGACTCACTTAACCCCATTTCGCCGTAACTGATGCGCTCAATCTTGCGCCAAGTTAGCGGTGCGCCGTCGCCCTTGGCTTTTACTTTCCCTCTGGCTCGTCGCTGGAAAAGAAGTCAGTAACCGCCTTTGTAAACCCATCCAATGCAGGGCTTAACTCTGAGAATCGTGTAACTGCGCTGCCTAATTTTTGCACTGTTGTAAATGGCGTTTTACCTCCATCCGCCTCATACCCTTCAAGAATCCCATAGAATGCGCAAGCTAGTGCGAAGTCCATAGATTTGGCAAGATCTTTCTGCATGCTCAAATCTGCAAAGTTTTCCATACCTGCCAACTGCATTACGTTGCGAAGGCTGTTCATGTTAAACAAAAGGGGGTGCTGAACACCCCCAATGATAATGTGGCTCATGCCACAAATATAAGACAAAAAGAATTAAGGCGATACAGTGCCAACAGTCAAAGCGCCAGTACCCTGCAAAGTTCCTGTAAAAGTTGCTTTGTCGTTGTTGGGTGCGCTCAATGACAAGCTGCTAAAGTAAGCAGAGCCAGTGAATTTTTCGTCGCCGCTTACGTTGGTAGTCATTACAACGGTCAAAGAAGTGCCTGCTAACAAATCAGTCAAAAGGTCTTTGAATGATTGGCCGCTTGTGCTTACGCTTGCGTCTTGCTCAAAGATACCTTCGACGTTCATCGTGTAGCCATATTCGCCAGCGATAAACTCTTTAGCGCCTGCGCTATCTTTGTTAGTAACGTCGATCATATCTTTAGAAATGTCGATTGAGTGAGAGGTCGCGTTTGCGATTTTAGTCAATGTGCCGCTTACATCTTTGTAGATGCTAATGAGCGTGCCGTTTACTGGTCCAGTAGTTGCCATGGTTATTTATATATTAAATTATTTTTCTTTGCTAGGTCGCGTAGTATTCCATCCACGCCCTTAATGATTCCGTCGATTACTTTGTTTTTATTTTGGTCAAGTGCTGGGCGCATAAACGCTTTGCCTGTACCAATCACACCAGTATAACGGCCGGTTAATTTTTGAATACGGGGGGCAGTTCCATACTCGAACATTACACCTAGATAGTGGTCGTAATAACTTGAATCCAAGCCAATCAAAACGCGCTCCCTGTTTTGCTTGTCCATTCGTGTAATGAATCCAATCGAATCGCGCATGTTTCCGCTATCCACAGGGGCCAAACTTTTGGCGGTATCAATGATACATTGCGTTTCGCGCTTAATCATTTTTTGCAATTTTTCAGACCTTACATCCGCGCCCATACTTTCGAGTGCTGAAATAATTTCAGCGAGCCCGTCCATCTTTGTCTCGCGTTTATTTGCCATTATTGCGTTAATTCGGTTTGTAGTTTCAAATATAGATTACGCTGGAGGTTGGCTATGTTAACAATGTTATGGGCGCCGATGTCGTCAACCACCCTATGCTTAACGCCTACCGCTGAATTAAAGCGGATAGTATAAAACACAATCTGCTTATGCTCTCGGCGGTCTGCATTCACATTCTCGCTGCCTGCCTCCTGCTCAACACGCTGCGCCCATGCGGTAGCGTATTCAGTCCACGTTTGCAGTTTCTCCCCTGTGTTGGTGTCTATCGTTTCGGTGTAGCTTTGCAAGCTCACCAGTACGTCCATTACGCCCGCATTCATTAGATCATGATTTGAATTTTGTACGGATCTAGCAGGTAGTGAAAGCCGAAACTCATTTCGCTTTGTATCGTTCCTGTGACAATGGCCTGCCTGTTATCGTAATACTGAGCAACCAACAACAGCGCAGCGTGTTTAATCGTTGCGGGCAGGATGGTGTCAGGATCTACCGACGTGGTACCGACAGGATTAAAGCCCTCGGAAATTTCAACGATGTACTTAATTGAGTCGTCGGTTATGCTTGTCGGCGTGTTTTCAAAAAAGATATTTCGCGAATAACTGCCCATTGGATCAGGCGAGGCCAACCAGTCGGCAGAATCAAAAGCAACAACCGCCTGCGAGTCGTTCACATAGCTCACCGAGTTAATAGCCAAACAGCGCGTGTTTAAGCGCAGATAATTTCCCGATGGTACATTCAGACCGTTCACAGGATTAACGAGCGCAGGCTGCCCTACAAATGAGTCGTAGCCATATTTCGCCGTCGCTTTCCTAACTGAGTAACCCAAATAATTACTGCAAGCGTCCAAAGCCATAGAGATAAGGCCAGAAATATATGTATCATCTGAGGAACTTGTAACCCTTAAATGGGTTTTTGCATCTGCCAAACTGAGGTAATCAGTGGCGGCATTTGCGAAGGCGGTGTATCTACGGCTGACAAACATTTTATTCGGCGTCTAGTTCGGTTTCTGGGTTTACTGTTTTTGCCTTCTTTGGCTTGCTTGGGGTAAGCGCTGGAATCTCAACAGCAACGCCTGCCTCAATTAAGAGCATGGCCTGCTTGGTTTCCATTATCACTTCTTCACCCGCGTTGTAACTTAGGTTAAATTGTCCTGTTGGGTTTGCAACAAACTTAATCTTCATATTGGCCCTAGGGCGATGCAGTCAAGATCACCCTAGGCACTTGGGGTTAATGTCTCCAAGCCGACAAGTTATTAGGCTACGATGTCCTTACATACTGCGAAGGCAGTAGGCTGCAACAAGTTGCAATCTAAGTAAGCATTCAATACAACGTTGGTCAAGCCAGCAGTAGCACCGCTATAAGGATCAACTGTCAACTCCATACCACCCCAAGAGGCGATAGCCATTTTGCTGAAATCTCCAAAAATCATAGCAGACAAAGTGCTAGAAGTTCCTTTGCTCAAGTTGCTAGGTACCAAAGTTGAAGTAGCCACAGGGTAGCCGTTCAAGTCCATACCGCCAGCAGGCCAGATGAAGTTTCCTTCAACACCAGAAGATTGGCGAGGGATGGTTTGCAAAGCAGCTTTAACTTTAGGGTTTGTCAAGTAAGCAACACCCTCGCCGTTAGCGTTTTCTACGGCCTTCATCAAGTTTACGACGTCAGCCCAAACTGGAGCGATACCGTTAGCGTTGGTAGAGTTGCTAGATGCACCACCTGCATAAGTAACGTTTACAGAAGAGTTGGCAATGATACCAGTAGGCTCGTTAGAACCACCGCCTTTAATAGCAGAAGTTTCCAA